GCCATTGTCATTTTTTTACTTGGCTTCTTTTTCTTAATCATGCCACCTTTAGCGTAGCCTTTTTTCTTTTTCATCATCATAATTTTCTCCTTCATTATGCTATTAATGTAAACACTAAACCAAATAATTGAGCAATAACCAAAATAACAATTACCCAAATTTTTTGGTTCAAACCTTTTATATCTTCTCTTAAATGGACTAAATGATTAGTTTCAATAATATCTAGCCTTTGGGCTATAAGTCTTACATCGCTTTCCAGACTAGATATTTTTCTTGCAGACATTATGACAGCAATATTGTTAGTTCGTTACTACTGCCAGTAAAAGCACTAACATACACCCCTTCAGTGGCTAATATACCATCATCAGGAATGTATACGTCAGAGTCTCCTGTCTTAAATTTTTGAGTTAAAATTACTTCGCCAGAGTTGCTTCCGTTTTTAAATGTAAAAGCTCCATCTGCATTTCCGTAAATTCTAACTCCTCTTAGCCTAGAACGAGAAGGACCAACTATTCCTGCACTCGTTCCTTGAGCCCAATTATACGCTTTAATTGGTCCTGCCATTATTGACTCCTATTAAGCTAGGTTAATATTTTGTTGATATAAGACTGTAATTCTAACTTCTCCTGCATTAGTTCCTGCTGAGTTAGTTACATTCATTCTTACATCAGTTGTTCCAACATCTTCCCAAGCCAAAGCTCCTCCTGATTTTGTAGTTGGATATTGTCTTCCTGCAGTTGTTCCGATGGTATGTGCGTTTACAAATGCAGTTGCACTTCCACCTACTTTACCAAGACTAATATTAGTTGATGTGTTCGCGGCAGTGATGACGTCAAATACGCAATCTATTATTTGAGAGTTCGCTGGAATGATCATATCAGTTGCTTGAGCCGCGATAGCACCACCTGATAAATCAATAGCAGTAGTTTGTGCCATTACAACCTGACCTGTGTTTTTCATGTCAGAGCCAACTGTAGTTCCAGTAGTTTCTTTGATAGTCCCTGCTTTAATAGGACCTGAAAAAGTTGTAGTACCCATAATACCTCCTTGTCTGGGTTTAGTCTATTACATTATGTAATAGTCAAGAATAAATATGTTGTACTACAAAAAAAGAGAGGCGACAAGGATCGCCTCTCTAATAGTCGGGGTTTTTTTATTTAAGCTCCTGGAGAACCAAACACACATCTTGGGTCTGAAACACCAAAACTGTATCTTTCTCTAGCTTTATATCTGACGTTGCCAGTTTCAAAATCGCCTTCCATAGCAGTTTTGATCGCGGCTCTTTCAAAATGCTTAAAGCCATTTGGAGCATCTGTTTTAATAAAAAACGCATCTGGGTCGTTAAGGAAATGATTTACTACATATCCTTGTGGTAACATACCCATGTTTTTAAGTGCGTTAATATCATTGTCTGCTGTTGCAGGTCTTAAAGTAGACTCTAAAATTCTGTCAGCAACAAACTGTAGTTGTGGTGGAATAATTAACTTCCTACCTTGTAACGCAATTTTTAAACCACGCTCGTCAATGAAACCTGAAATATCAATTAAAGCAGTTTCCAAAGAAGTTTCATTTAAATCAGCAGATGTTGCTAATTCATTTGAAAAGTTACCTCCACCTACTGTTGGGTGGTCTGTAGCACAAAGCTCTTTACCATCACCATAAGTAACAGTATTGCTGAAAGCATTATTTAAAATACTCGCGGCTTTGACTTGCTTTGTGTTAGACATGGAACGAGCAAGAGCACGAGTATAACGTGAGGATAATGAATCATATAAATTATCTTCAATAGCCTCTTCTGTTATAGCGAATGCTAATGCAACAGTTTCATGGGTATAACGAGCAGTATACGCTTCGTTAGCGTCATCATAAGTTACGGATGCACCCTCACCTTTAGTTGGGGCTTGTCCAAAACCTGATAACATCACTTCTTCCTCAAACGCTCTGTCTGAAGTTTCAGTATCAAATATTTGAGCATGTTCATTGTCATAACGATCATACTCTAGACCAAACAATGCGTTTAGTCCTGGCTCAAGTTCCTTGAGGAGCTGACTTCTACTTATTGCCATTATCTATTCTCCTATATTCCTGCACCAGTACCGTTAGCATTGTAACGATAAAAGTGATTGTTTAACATTACGATCGCTAACATTCCTGCAGACGCAGTATCTGAGTTTGAAGGTGTATCTTCTAAACCAACAATTCTCAAATTCAACGTATTAGTGCTGTTTAGCGTTCCTTGAGCTAACTCAGCTAGTGATATACCAGTAGTATCATTACCAGTTACGGCAGTAGCGAAGTTTGCATTTCTAAATACATCAGCTTGTGTTACTCCTGCATTACAATTGATCAAAAATAATTGATCAGGATGATCTGCAACAAGTGCTGTCACTTCTGTATTTGCTTTTACTGACGCAGTTCCAGGATACTTATTTGTAAAAATAGTATTCCCCAATAAGTCAGTATAATTACAGCCTATAAAGGCTCCAAGTAATGGAACAGTTCCACCGTTAGCATTTCCACAATAAGAAATTAAACCATTTGCAAGAGGAATAACTGGTTGACCTTGATAGATCGCATTCGCCACTCCTGCTGTTGCTGTAGTTTGAATCTTATAAGTTGACATACCATTAGTATTCGGACCTGAACCAAGCATTTTATATGGTCTAAGACCAAAAGAGGCATCTATATTTGCCATTGCTTTTTCTCCTTATAATAATAGTTATGAAGCATTTTTATCTTTTGCTCCAAATGTTACACGTGATTGCCTATCAGGTTTCATAATAGGCATACTAGGGTGCTGTTCTCTCATCATATCATTGTCGATCGCAGATTGTTGATCATTATTTTTCTGTGTATAATAGGCAGTACGTTCTTCTTTTGATTCAATGGGAAAACGAGCTAAGAGCAAACCTCCAACTCCAATAACTCCTGCATGTTTACCATCTTGTAAAGTAGGAGCCTCAAAATCAGGGTACTCATCAGCACGAACTAAGTCAAAGCCTTCGCGGAGGCGAGCAGAAAGATTCTTTTTATCGTCATTACCCATAACAGATTCTCTAATCCATCTATGAACAAATCCTTCTGGTGGGGGTGGAGCGTCTAAACTGGAAGGGGGCTTCCAAGGTGTTCGACGTAAATTTTTTTCTCTTGCTTGAGAAGTGCGTGTGGTTCTATCCATTGATATTTTCCTTCACGTTAGTTATCCATTAATGCTAATTGTTGTGCATACTGTTTAGGTGATACACCAAGTTTCCTTGCTATGGCAAGCTGAGATTGTGATAATTTCACTTTTCCCTTAGAAACAGCACTCCCAGAAGATCTACTTCCTGGAGCAACTGGATCCCTTCTTGCTTGTGTAGCAACGGATTCTTTGAACTTATGAGGAAAATCAGCACGAATTCTTCTATCTAATTCCTCATAATAGTCATCTGTTGTAGGGTCAATACCTAGCTCTTCCACAATTTTTTTGTGATGGCTAAAAGCTGTAAGTGTCATTGGCTCATCTTGACCAAACCAAGAGTTTCGGCTTGCCCATGCTACAGCTTTTGGATCTTGTCTAGGTGGTACTGGACTTTTTTGTTCTTCTTGTTTAGGTGTTTGCTCTTGTTGTTTTTGTTTTTCTTCATATTCAGCTTTCACCACATTTAAACGCTCAGACTCGACGGCTAACTTTGCAATTTGCTTTTGTGTTTCCATTTGAGCATCTACATCACCAGACTCAATAGCGTCTTTTAACTTTTGTTTTAGTCTATCTTCATCTGATTTTACACGATTGTCAAATTCGCTCATATAAGAGCTATCTATTTTATCAGAACGCTCTTTTAACTCTTCATATTGTTTTTGAACTGACTGAGCATAATCCGTCGCGGCTTTTTCACGTCTTTCAGCTTCACGCATTTTAAACGTAAGCCTTTCAATACGTTTTTTTACTTTATCACTATAATTTTCTAGCTCTTCATCATCAGTTTCTGCTTTAGTTTCAGTTTTTTCTTCAACTTTAGCTTCTGATTCTTGTTTTTCAGTTGTTTCCTCAACTTCAGGTGTTTCTAGTTCTACTTCAACACCCTCTTCAGTTTCTACTTCTTGTTTTTGTGCTTCTTGCATAACCTTTATCTCCGTTATGAATGTAAAAT